GTGAATGCGTGCTGCACTGTTTATACAACGAAGATGAATTTGAACTGACTTTGTCCGGGTTGACAGCCATATGACACCCGACAAGATCGCCGCACTAAAAGCAGCCGTGCCGTCGATGCCGACGCACGAGAAACTGAAGGTTCTTGATCTTTTAGATGAATGGGAGAAGCGCGAGCAGGCTAAAAAGTGCCGAGTTTCGCTGTTGTCGTTCGTCAAGTTCATAAATCCCGACTACAAGATCGGGGCGCACCACAAAATACTGGCCGGGAAGCTTGAAAAGGCTGCGCGCGGTGAGTTGGACAGGCTGGCGACGGCGATTGCGCCGCGTTTCGGCAAGTCACTGCTGCTCAGCCTGTACTTTCCTGCTTGGTTCATGGGTAATTTCCCAGAGCAGAAGTTAATAATTTCTTCGCATACGGCCGATTTGGCCGTAGATTTTGGCAAGAAAGTAAGAAATCTGATCGACACCACGCAATATAAGACCATATTCCCAGGCGTGGCACTTGCTGCCGATAGTAAGTCAGCAGGGCGATGGAACACCAACTCCGGAGGCGAGTTTTTTGCCGTTGGCGTCGGTGGCGCAGTCGCTGGACGAGGCGCCGACTTGCTGATTGTCGATGATCCCTTCTCCGAACAAGACATCTTGAACGGAAATTACGACGTTTTCGACAAAGTTTACGAGTGGTACGCATACGGCGCTCGGACCCGGTTGATGCCGGGCGGTAGAGTGGTGGTTTTGCACACGAGATGGGCTAAAAACGACCTGATTGGGCAGTTACTGGACGAATCAGCCAAGAACAAAGAGTCCGATCAGTGGGAGTACATCGAATTTCCGGCCATTATCAACGAAGGCACGGACCATGAGAAGTCCCTGTGGCCCGATCAGTGGTCTTTGGAGGCTTTGCGGCGCACCAGGGCGTCAATGCCTTCATTTCAGTGGCAGGCGCAGTACCAACAGTCGCCGACAAGCCAGCATGGAGCCCTGATCAAGAAAGAATGGTGGCAAAGGTGGGTGCATGACGATCCGCCTGAGTGCGACTACCTGATTATGGCGCTGGACGCCGCGCAGGAAGCCAACAAACGTAGCGACTTCACGGCACTGACAACGTGGGGTGTGTTTTACCGAGATTCTGACGACGGTACGCGGGTTGCGGCCATTATCTTGCTCAACGCCATCAACAAACGCATGGAGTTTCCAGCGTTGAAGGATTTGGCGATGCGCGAGTACAAGACGTGGCAGCCGGACTGTTTCATTATCGAGAAGAAATCCAACGGAGCGGCGCTGGCGCAGGAGTTGAGGCGCATGGGGCTGCCAATTCAGGAGTACACCCCGTCGCGCGGCACGGCCAGCAGCGCAAACACGAAATATGCCCGGGTCAACTCAGTTGCGGACATCGTGCGCTCTGGGTTAGTATGGGCGCCGGACTACAAATGGTCCGAAGAAGTCATCGAGCAGTGCAACGACTTTCCCTCGGGGAAGAACGACGACCTCGTGGATACCGTCACTATGGCCCTGATGCGGTTTCGCTCGGGCGGATTCATTACCCTGCCGTCAGACGAGCGGGATGATGAGCAACCGAATTTTAGGCCGCGCCGCGCGGAATACTACTAGGACTTTCCATGATTGAAAAAAGCTTGCCGGGTAACGGCGCCATCACTGAAGGCGCATACCAGGGACAGATTTCGGACATCATCAATCAGGCCGATCCGGAAATCGACGTGGAAATCGAAGGCGACGAACCTGTCGCTATGGTGGTTGAGATTGGTGAGGAAGAAGACGAGCACACGGCGAACCTGCTGGAGACGGTGTTTAAGGACGACGAGAAGCGACGCAAGATTGAGGCAGCATGTAGCGATCTTATCACGCTGTACGAAGAAGACAAGCGCTCGCGCGAGCCGTGGTATGACACATACCGTAAGGGGCTTGATCTGCTGGGGTTACGCATCGAAGAACGGACGGAGCCCTTTAAGGGCGCCAGCGGTGTAGTTCACCCGCTGTTGACTGAGGCGGTGGTTCGGTTCCAGTCTGAGGCGATCACGGAGACGTTCCCTGCGCACGGGCCTGTGAAGACCCAGGTGATCGGCAAGCAGACATCTGAGCGCATGGCGGCGGCAGAGCGTGTCAAGGACGACATGAACTGGCGCTTGACCGAGGAAATGCCTGAGTACCGCGTTGAGCATGAGCGCGTGCTGTGGAACCTGCCGATTGCAGGCTCTGCGTTCAAGAAGGTGTACAACGACGCGTCGCGTGGACGGCAGGTTGCGATGTTCGTGCCCGCCGACGATGTGGTGGTGAACTACGGCGCGGCTGACTTGCACGACGCTGAGCGGGTCACGCACGTGATGCACAGGTCCAAGAACTGGATCGAGCGCATGATCGCCAACGGCGTTTATGTCGATGAAGACATCGGCGAACCGTTCAATGAGCGTGACGACACGCGGGAAGCCAAGGACAAGCTGACTGGCGAAGATGGGTCTAACTCCAGCATGTACGACTTGCTGGAGATTTTGGTTGATCTGACCATCGAGAACGAAGAGGAAGAACAAGCGTACGCGTGGCCGTATGTCGTGACGATCAACCGTTCGACAAACAGGTTGATGTCGATCCGCCGCAACTGGAAAGAAGGCGACGACAAGCACATCAAGCTGCAGCACTTCGTTCACTACACGTACATCACCGGGTTCGGGTTCTACGGCTTCGGTCTGATCCATTTGGTGGGCGGGCATGCCAAATCAGGCACATCCCTGCTGCGTCAGTTGATCGACGCCGGCACGCTGTCCAATCTGCCGGGCGGGTTCAAGACGCGCGGGATGCGCATCAAGGACGACCAGTCTCCGCACAGGCCGGGCGAGTTCAAGGATGCGGATGTCCCGAGCGGCGTGCTCAAGGACAACATCATGACGCTCCCTTACAAGGAGCCGTCGGCCACGCTGTTCAACCTGCTGCAGAGCGTGGTGGAGGATGGGCGCAAGGCAGCCAACATCTCCGATGCGTCGTTCAGCGACGCAAACCAGAACGCCCCGGTGGGCACCACGCTGGCGCTGATCGAGCGGCAGTTGAAGACTCTCTCGGCGGTGCAGTCGCGCGTACACGCGTCCATGCGCATCGAGTTCAAGCTGATCAAGGAGTTGGTCAAGAACAACGGCGAACGCGCGTACCCGTACGAAGCCGATCCGGATAAGATGACGAAGGATGCCGATTACGATCTGGCAGACATCATCCCGGTCAGTGACCCGAACGCTACGACGATGGGCGTGCGCATCGCGCAGTTCCAGGCCGCGTTTGATCTAGCAGGCAAGGCGCCGCAGTTGTACGACCAAGCGTTCCTGCACCGCGAGATGCTGACCACGCTGGGCATGAAGAACGTCGCCAAGATCGTGCCTATGCCCGATGAGATGTCGCCGCGCGACCCGGTTGCCGAGAATATGGCGATCCTCATGAGCAAGCCGGTGAAGTCGTTCATCCAGCAGGATCACACGGCGCACATCATGGTGCATCAGGCGTTCATGAACGACCCGAAAGTGGGGATGCTGCTGGGCCAGAATCCGAACGCCCAGGTCATGTTCAACGCCATGCAAGCGCACATTGCAGAGCACGCTGCCTACGCATACCGCGCGCAGATTCAGCAGGCGATGGGCACTGATCTGCCCGACCCGAACATGCCGATGGAGCCGGAAGCCGAGTACGCGCTGGCGAGCCTGTTGGCTCAGGCCGCGCAGCAGGTTGCCGCACAGAACAAGAATGAGCAGGCACAAGCCCAGGCACAGATGCAGGCACAGGACCCGTTGGTGCAGATGCAGCAGCAGGAGTTGATGCTGAAAGACCGCGAGGTCAAGGTCAAGGAAGACAAGCAGTTGTTGGAGCGGCAGGTTGCCGCTGCCGAGGGCAAGCTAGGACCGCAGAACCAGCAGCCTGATCCGGTCAAGATGGTTGAAGCGCAGGCCAAGCAGTTGGAGACGCAGCAGAAGCTGCAGCACAACGAGCAGGCCCAGGCGCGACAGGAGCGGCAGGCACAGACGCAGCAGGCACTGCAGGCCCGTCAAGCGATGGGGCAGGAGCAGCGGGCCACGGAAGCCCACCAGCAGGCGCTACAGGTCAAGGCGACCCAGACCCGAGGGCAGGAGTCCCGCGCAGAGCGCGCGCAGGCCCATCAGATGGCGTTGGCGGCGCAGCGCGCGGAGCGTGAGGCCAAGCTGGCGTGGAAAGACAGCAGCAAGCCGGCAGCCGGTAAGGACAAGAAATGAGTCAGTTCGATGGCTTCAACAAGCGGTATCACGCCGAACTGATCGAAGAAATTCAGGTGATGGATGCGACGATCCTGCAAGGGAACGTCAACGAATTCGCCGAATACAAGCGCCTCGTTGGAAAACGGGACGGCTTGATGTATGCGCTTACACGACACAAAGAACTTCTCACCCTCATGGAGCAAGCAAGTGACAAATAACCCCGTAGGAATCCTGTTGCCGGACAGCGTGAAAGCATCGCTGAAGATTGCCAATGCGCCCGACGCACCGGAGCTTCAAGTTGAAGAAGCTGAAGAAGCTGAAGAACGCGGTAAGCAGTTGCCGACCCCCGTTGGCTACAAGCTGCTGCTGATCCTGCCCGAGCAAGGCGACAAGTACGAGTCGGGTATCGTCAAGGCCGACTCAACGCGCTACGCAGACGAGGTTGCTTCTGTGGTGGCCTTCGTTGCCGCGATGGGTCCGGACTGCTATCTGGACGACAAGAAGTTCCCGAACGGCGCGTGGTGCAAACAGGGTGATTTCGTCATCATCCGTCCGTACGGCGGCGTGCGCATCGTGGTTCACGGCAAGGAAATGCGTCTGGTGAACGACGACAGCATCGAGGCTGTCGTGGACGATCCGCGCGGCATCAAGCGGGTGGGAGGCTGATATGGGAACCACGAACGACGACTTCAACATTGAGTCAACTGTCGATCTTGACAACGTTGATGAGAAGGCAGCAGAGGCGCTGCTGGCGCGCGGCGCATCCAAGGACGACATTGAGGTAGAAGAAGTCCCTGACGCCCGCGTGGCGCCAGCAGACCGTACTGCCAAGCCGCTGCCCGCCGACGACAACCC